GTTCGCGGATTCCATCAATGTCAACAGGTGGTGCGGCAACGAATGCCACAATGAAGCAGATGGTGGCGGCAAGTAGACACGGAATCATCAGTGTCCCAAACCAGCCTACATAAAGACGGTTGTTAGTAGAAGTAACCCAGTCACAAAACTGGTCCCAGGCATTCTTCTGCTGTAAAGCAATTGTTGCAGTCATTTAAGTTTGTCTAGGAAAGTATAAGCATACTTCACCCTATTACCTTTAATTCCCCAACCCAACCAGTAGTAAGCTGCGTTCATGTAATAGGGGAGTTGCTGGTAACGAGTCTGAAATTGATCCAGCTCCTGACGGAACTGAAGTTCGTTTATCATGTAACGGGTTTGCCCTTTCAGACTACTAGGATCGCACCCATATCTTTTACAGAAACTGCCCAGACCATGATAACGTCTGGGCGTGGTCCATTGAATTAAACCGTACCCGCCACGAAGGCAGCGATCGTAAGGAACGATAGCACCACCCTCGCAGACGTTATGACGGAAACCTGATTCCTGTTGAATGTTACCCATGATCACCGCCAGGGCAACTTTATCTTTGATCTCCGCTTTAACTTGCAGTTGTTCTAGGACGTACTGTTGCGCCGGGGTGCATTGGGGACATTCAATCATAATAATCAGAACTTATACTTCACACCAACTTTGGTGCCATAGGAGTTAACAGTGTCAGCAGCGAAGCTGATCTCACCGTAAATGCCAAGCTTCTCAGAAGCTGCGACAGAGCCACCAGTTTTACCAGTGAACTTAGTATCTGCTTCGCCACCATCAGGGGAGATAACAGAAGGACCAGCTTGGATGTAATAGCCAAGCACACCGGAAGAACCTTCGTAACCAACGTGGAAGTCGGTAGAAGTACCGGAGTAGTCGGAACCAGTGAAGCCGCTGTTAGCTTCAACGTTCACGTAAGGACCAGCGATTGCAGGAGCCATCAGACCATGTGCAGCGCCGAGGAGGAGACCGGAAGTGATAATAGCTTTCATTTGATTTTGAGTTTGTTTTTCTTAGCAGTTTGAGCGGAGCGTTTAAAGTTAGCAGCCGTGGGTGCTCCTTTAGACCCAGGCTTCCTCATTTTTTCACCACTGCCAGCAGCAATACGTTTGCGTTTGGCGTGGATGTTTGCGTAAAGACCAGGCTTAGCCATTACTTTTTCGTCCCTTTCTTAGGGGGACGACCTTTCTTTGAACCGTAGGTTCCTTTACCTTGAGGCATTACCAGATACCAGGAATGATTTGTCCAGTCAGCGCGTAAGCGCCAAGAGCAGCCATGATGCCAAGCATAGCAAGGCGACCGTTGAGCTGCTCAGCTCGTTCGTTATGTGGGACACCGTAGGGATGATCAGTCATAATGAGGGGTGGCTCTTTGGCCCAGATGTTAGTGTCGTTCATTTAGAATTTAAGTTCGGAGCGGGCAAGCTTCTGCATAATCTCATCACGATATGCAGGGTCACGATCATACTTAGGATCGGACATTGCCCGCACTACCTCTGCTTGACTCTTGAATGTGTCAGCAGGGGCAGCAGTTTTACCTTGAATCATTTTACCTTCGTAACCGTTTGCGTCAGTGTAACGTGCTTGAAGACCAGCGAGTGCCAGGTTAATAGCAGCAACGTTACCAGAATCGACAACGTTATCGAAGGCTTGGATCTCAGCTTCAGAGAAGTTTTGTGCTGCCCAACCAACTAGTTGTTGATAAGCAGCTTCACCACCTACAGAATTTTGGATGGTGTTGATATCACCTTGTGACAACTCAACGGTTTGAGGAGCATCAAAGGTAGGAAGATTTTGTTCGTACTCAAAGTAAGCTTGAACAAGTTCCTTACTGGACATCTGCTCAAACTGAGCAAGAGTCTCAGCACTCAATTCGCCATTCGAGTTGAACTCTTCCGCAGCTCTACTAATGGCTTCGATTTGCGTAGAATACTCAGACCGTTCTTCTTGTTGATCTTGCTGATCTTGAGGTTCTGGTTCCGACGTTTCTTCTTCATTGCGTGAACCAAGTTTCTTTTCAAGTTCGATGTAAGCTTTTTCAAGCTCTTGTGCATCTTTGTACTTTCCAGCCAACCGAGCATTAGCTTGGTTGATCATCTCTTCTCCAATAGCCAGAGATTCAGCTTGGTCAGCTTCCATTGCACTGACTACTTCTGGATCACCAGCTGGATCATAAGATAAAATTTCTGCCATAATTATTGCATTGGGGGAATGACATCCTCGCCCATTGCCGCGTTCACAGTCTCAGCTGCCATCGGGTTTTTGGACGGATCTGCCAGGGGTGATTTCATCAGTTGACCTGCTTGTTGCATCATCATCTGATCTTCTTGTGCTTGTGCAGCTTCAGCTCGTTCTTGCTGAATCTCTTCCATAGACTTCACAAGGTTCAGCACGTCGATACCTTGTGCAGCTGCCAGACGTTTGATGGCTTCATCAGCATTGATGTATTGCATCAGTGCCTCAGGTCCAAGCGTTTGAGCAATGGTCATGATGAATGCAGTGAGAGACTCACGATCTTGTCCACGACCAAGAGCATTGATACCAGCAACAATGGTTGGACTTACTAGATCCTTAGGGATTTTAGGAAGCTGTCCACTACGTTGCAGTACCAGCATCTTGCGGTTCAAATAAGGCAGCAAGAATTCAACAGTCAGCAGGGAGAATAGTCCACCGAGTTGTTGTTCAAGTTCAAGTTGAGTGAGGCGAACCTCTTCTGCTGTAACTCGTTCTGCTTGTCGGACGCTCATGATAAGGAATGCATCAGCCAAGCGTCGCTCAAGCTGTTGCATCATAGTCATGGCAGTGTTGAAGTCAGCAGTCTTACCTACTTGGATAACACCGATGTCATCGGGACGACCTTGAACGATCGCACCGTTGCCTGCCTTCGCCAGCGTCTGTGCTTTAGTCGTGCTTGAGGGTGATACCACGAAGACGACCTTAGCGGCTGCTGCAGAGCCTTCTACGAGTGCCTGGGAGAGTGCATCAAGCGACTTAAGATCTCCCAAGAATTCCTCAACTCTACCCCGTCCATAGTTTTCGCCATCGACAGAATTGAAACGCAGTACAAGCCAAGGACTAGCATCCTTTGGAGCTTTGCTATCGGAGCCGGGAATCTTTTTACCATAGACCTCCTGATACCATAGCCAACGGTTGTTGTCTAAACGTACATGAGTATAAACTTCTGCATCGTTTTCAGATGAGAAACTCTCTTGAGTAACCGGAGGTGGTTCTTTGAGAATTTCTTTTGGCAGAAGGTTTTTGTTAATAAGTTCTTTGGTTACGATCTCAATTACGTTACCGTTACCATCTCTATCGACAACGTAGCGATTTAGTGGGTAATGTTTCAACCCCTCCTTACCCATGTAGATCAGGGCATTACCGCCAACCACCAGATGCTTAAGAGCTTGGTGAACAACGACACGATCACTGGAAGCAGCAATCGAATCCATCACCATACGCTCCATCTTGGCAAAGCTAAGATCAAGTTCCGAACGCATTTCAGGTGGAAGCTCAGCTCCCAACTTATCGTCACGTACTTGAAATTTAAAAAACGTAGTTTGAGGAGGTAGGAGGGACAGCATCAATATAGATGCTAGTGTCACTACACCCTTTGCACCTACGGATTGCCAAGGTTGCTTGAGTGATTGATGGGTAACACGGAACTCATCACGTTGGATGAGGTAAGGAATGGTGAGCTTTGAGCACTCAACCGCTGTGTCTAGAAACTGTGAACGGTAGCTGGATAGATGATCGTACCTGCTTTTAGCGTTCATTTAATTAACCAATACTAAGGCCACCACCGGAGCCACCTCCGATGTTAAGGGGAATACGAAGAGACGCCGCACCACTACCCATTGCACGAGTAGTTTGACGACGAGAACGAGAGGTACGAACACCAGTGTTCTCTGCACCAACAGTACTTTGCAGAACTCTAGGTGCTTGAACTTCTCGCATTGCTTTGGTTTGAGCAAGCATGGCTTCACGCTGAGCCTTCATTTGCTCTTCCATCATTCGTTGCTGTTGTTCCATCATAGCTTTTTGGCGATTAGCTTCTTCGTTAGCTGATCGCATTGCTTCTTGTTGTGCGTGATGTTGACGCCTACCTGCGCCCATGATTAAGTCTCCTCATCGAGTCGGTTTTCAATCCACTCTACAACACTACGTTGCCCAGCACGATACATGATGTGACCAACGCTTGTGTCAGGAGTGGGGTTAACTGGTGGAAACACATCTTCTAGTTCTTCCAAAAGACGTCGGACATCAAGTCCAGGTGTATAGGGTAGAGCCATAACAATTACATTGCGCGATTTCTGCGACGGATACTACTGGCTTTAGTTCCGGTAGTACCAATCCGAAGATTACTTTGTTTATCAAGAGTACTGCCTACAGAATAAGCAGAACCATATGTAGTTGAAGCAGGCTGTCCAGCTGGTTGATTAAGTTTACCAAACTGGTCTTTCAAAGTTGCCAATTCTGATTGAAGAGATTCAAGTTGTGATTTAGTTTTTTGCTTCTCTTCATATTCTTGTCGCTCAGCTGGTTTCATTTGACCAGCTTTATATCTGCGAGCACTAACTTCTAGTTTATTTTGTGCGCCCATAGCTATGCGTATTGAGGAAGGTTAGGGTTTGCATGTTCAAAGAACGCTGGCATACGTGCTCGTCTGGTGTCAGCAAGCTCAGGCGCTTTACCTTCATACATCAGGCGATCACTGTTTTCCAGCCAAAATTTTTTGTTTAGATATTTATTGGGATTGTTAGCCTTGAGCGGCTGCACTACCCAATTGATAGTTGCTTTACGGAGCTTGTCAAGAGAAGGACTCCAATCAAGATCGAGCTCCCGACACACCAGGCTATTTGTAGCCACGTGGACTTGTTCATCACGGCTAATGTCAGCAGATACAGTCCTCAATCCCGCATCGCCCGTAAAACGGAAAAAGGGTAGGAGCACAAAGAAAATTGCACGTTCGGCAACCAGTGCCTTGAGGATCGTGTGATCCGGATGAGCAATCCAGGCGTCTCGGAGACGTTTGGCTTCTTCCTCAGCTTGCGGATCAACGCCAAGAGCATTGGCGATGTAACCCAATGCAAGGTCGTGATTTTCTTCGTCTTTGACATTAGACAGTAAGAGCGTCCGCGCCAAATCCGGTACGTCATTATCTAGAGCATCAGTGATAAAGTCACCCACTGGAAGTTCCATATGGCGAATTGCCAAGGCACGAAAGATAGTTTCTTCCGCACCTTCCAGTACTTGACCAGCAGTTGTTTGGACAGGAGTCCAGGTACGTTTACGTGAAAGTAGTTTTTGATAAGGGTTCATTCGCCGCAATTACAATCAGGAGCAGGGTCATTAAGAAGCGACTCCAGGTAATCGTCCACTTCCGACTCGTCCAAAGCGGCATATGCGCTGGTCTTGTCTTGCGTGTCACCCATTACCTGAAGCGAATAGTAGAGACTAGTTTGGTCAGATGCCAGCCAGTCTTCAATAAACGCTTCGTCATAGGTGATCACATCAGACCAACTATTGAAGCTGTAGCCGTGCAGAAGTCCGGTCTTATCAAGCATACGCATGATACCGTCTGCAACTTTTTTATATGCATCCCAGCCAACTTCCGATGCGATCTCAACAGGACCGTAGTCGTAGCTCTGGACGCCAAACGTACCGCTATCACGGTCTACTTGACGGGCAATGGGAGGAGCAATCTCAGCGGTGGCAGTGTAGCCATCCGGGTCTTTGTATCTGTAACTACAAGAAGCAGTAGGAGCAATAGCGAAGGCACGATCCATGTTGTTAACTCGTGCAATCGACGCAGCTTGTGCGACGCCACTTAGGAACTCAAGAGCAAGGGTGGTAGCAGGGGTGAACTCTTTGACTTGATCTCCACTGTTGATCACTTCCAAAGCATCACCAAATTGTTGGTACGTTACTCCGTACCTTCGTAGCAGGTTGGCAAGACCGAGCATTCCCAATCCGACTTGTCGGTCGATTTCGGGTGACAGGTACTCGCCAGACTCTCCAACGCCTGTCCTGCTATGGAGACTGCACAACTCGGACATACCTTTAACAAAAGCCTGTGAGATGTCTTCGACGTCACAGGCAGCGAGATTGACATGCTGCAACAGGCAAGTTCCTCGTGACGGCAAGTAAACCTCAAGGCAGACGTTACCACGGATTCGTTTTCCATAAGCATCAATTTTAGTTTTGTTGAGCCAGATGTCACCCTGGCGGATACCTTGAAGCAGTGCTTG